CAACTCACTGGCAATTTTTCGAAGGCTTTGTCCTTGTGCAAAGCGAACATGAATATCCACAAATATCTCCTTGGTTAACATAAATTATCCGTACAAAAATGTGCGAATAATACCAAGTGGATCAGTTTTAGATGATCGTTAGTGGATCAGTTTTGCATGATCGGTGACAAGAGAAGCGATAGCTGATATTGCTGAACAAAATGGGCGCTCCATGAACACAGAAATAGTTATGATTCTTCAGGAAGCTATAAATAGAAATAAGGAGGTCAATTGTACAAATTCTGGAATACCAAATATCGCAATGGATTTATTAACTGAAATTAAAGAATTAAAATCAATTATAATAAAACAGAATAAACATTCAAAGTAATTACGCGGGCGTTTCTCAAGGGCTAGTTAGAATGTTTTCTCTTTATCTGCAAATATACAGGCCCGATTTCCTCAATGGAATCGTCGATATCCAACTTGCGCCTACTCACTTCATCAATTTGGCGACCAACAATAAGGACGGATACCGAATCAGGCTGACTTTCCGTGCATATGGAAACGGGGATGCTGAAGCATGGGAAAATCTTCTGACCGTTTTCAATGGTATCTGGAAATCCACAGAAAGATGTAGTAGTGCTATGACGGAAGGAGCATCTCCCACTTTCCCTTAATGGAATTGTGTCTAAAATATCCTCAAATTTCATATAAAATTCACCAAGATGAAATGTTGTTGCTAAAAAATAAAAATTCGGTGGGCAAAACTTATAATGTAGGTATGAGTCTACCTGACAGTTATCACAGTAATAGCGAATAACTGTCAGGTTAACTACAGCTTAAAACTTATATCCTAAACCAACCGTGAATGCGTCTGTTTTCCATTCGCCACTGCCTGAGCGTTCATAGCCTACATCAACGGTAACGCCCTCGTAAACATTCACTTGCATACCAACGCCGTAGGCTAAGCTAGTGCTGCTTTTTGAAAACGTTTTTTTACCATATTTGGTGACATCTAAATCAAAGTTTACATTGCTATATCCCAAGCCTACTAATCCATAAACACTTACGTATTCATTGATCCTATAAGTTGGGCCAGCCATTAAAGACATATAGTCTCCTTTAATATCCGAAGTATGTTTAGATGTATTTTTATCAACATTCAAAGTAATCGGTGTGCTATAATCTGTTTTCGAATAAGCAAATGAACTGATAATTCCCCAATCATCACTAAATTCATAGCGATAACGCACAAATGCGCCCCCTGCTTTTGAATAACCATCAGCATAAACTGTTGCAATTCCCTCAGGATCTGGTTTTGTTCTATCCGCTTTCTCAGTTAATTTTTTCTCTCCACCAGACTTTACATTCAAATACCCAAAAGAAAGCGTACTTTCACCAGACTTTGCGATTACAGCACCAGAAAATAGTGTTGGAATTAAAAACAGTAACGTTTTTTTCATTGTTTTTCCTTTGATTTTACGTTTGGCCAATAGTGACTGAATCTAAATTGATGCCAAGCATAACAAAAGTGAAATTTTTTTCTATCAAAAATGCGCTCATCGATTAATAACCCCGCCCATTGACTGCCTTGATAATTTTGTTTAAATCACCTCCATCTCGACTTTCTGCCACTAAAACAGATTTGATTTTCTGGGTTAAGGATTGCTCGGCTGCGCGCATATCGACATTGGAAGGGCTTGTCTGCGACGGTTGACCGTCAACATGAATACCGCCTAAATTGACATTAACACCGCTTGCTACGGGTTGCATGCCGTACATGGGCGTTGAAGAGGTGCCCACATATCCACCAGACGCATAACCTCGCTTACTTCCATCCATCAGGCGATACAGGTTAGCAATACCTAACCGCTGAGTCGCTTCTTTGGTAAATACAAATTCCCCACCATGAACGATACCTTTCGGGTCATATTTACCCCCACCACCCACATATCCGCCTGATGAAAAACCTAAAATACCCGCCACTGCCCCGCGCCAGCCTTCTGTTTGCCCACCAAAAGCCGCTTTCATCGCCTGAAGCATCGCCATTTGCGTCATTATCTTCACAATCATCTCAAGTAATGATTTAGTGAAATCAGCAAAATTAGCTTTGCCGGTCATCAAAAAATCAGTCAGTGATTGACTCATTCCTTCAAAGGCAAACCTGGTAACATTGGCGACATTGCCATAAGCATCAGTCGCTTGTTGTTCGAAATTTGTAAATCCTTGCTTAACCCCTGCTTCCCAGTTTTTCCGCAATGACTCCTCATTTTTGTATTTCTCATCAATCAGTGAAAGTCCTCGACCATACTCAGGGTTTTCTTGCTCAATCCCTTTACGGGCCATTTCTTCACGGTATTTCTTCAGTTCCTGCTCTTTCGCTATTTGAATCTCGGTTTTGCCAATACTCTCCAGCCTGAGTCTTATTTCTTCTTGCAATCCATCATTCGATAACCGCAAGGCATTGAGTTGTTTTTGTTTCTCAATTTTATCGCCTATCTGTGCAGCTTCACGCTTCTCAGAGAGAATGGCTTCTTTTTTTAATAATAATGACCGCTCATCTTCACTCAGACGGCGTTTGTTTGTGCCACTTTTGGCCTCTTCAAGAATGACTAGCTGGTTTTCTGTTTTGAAAAGCTCCCTGCGTTGCTGGCTGATAATCCCAACATATTGACTTTCATCCTGTAATGTTCGTAATTCTGCCTGCAGTGCTCTGTTTCTGGCTTGCGCTTCTTCTTCCCAACGTGTGCCTAAAGATGGGCGGTATGCATCAGCTTTTGAGTCTGAACTTGATTTTTCTTTCGCATAACGGGCATTTTCACGCCTTATCGCTTCATCGATAACGGATTTTGAACCACCCGAATTTCTTATTCTTTCAAGCTCACTTTGATGCTTTTCTTCCGCATTTTCATATTTGTGTTTGAGCTCCTGGTCAACCCTAAAACGTGCTTTCTCTGCCTCTTGAGCCCTTACCGCCGCTTGTTTTCTCTGATTTTCAATATCCTGTTGATATTTTTTCTCTTTCAGTAAATCAAGTTCACGCCTTAAATCTGTCGCTGTTTTCCCTGAGGCATTATAATAATTTAATCTTGCAACCGGATTTACCTGGAATGCAACTAATTTTTCCTCGTAATCACGTATCTTCTGGTCTAATGTGTGTTCACGACCAATATCTAACATGCTATCCCAAGCAAGTCTTGCTTTATCTTTAACCGCTGCCCAGGCTGACTCAAGGTAACCTAAATTCGCTTTTATCTGCTGGGTTCTATTATTCGTTGCAGTCGCATAGGCTTCCATGGCAACTTTAGCGGCTTCGTGCTTTCTTCCCTGTTCCTCTAATGTCGATATTTGCGCTAGTTGTGTTGCAGTCAGAAAATGCAGACTTTTGTCAAGTTCGTTAATCGCTTTAACTGGGTCATCTTTGATGCGCTGGAACTGTTTTATTGTTTCATCAACAGATTGACCCACCAATTTTTCCATTCTGGCAGCGACATTGGCAATATTATCAATTTCATTGCCAGAAAATGAACCTGACCCCACAACTTTAGTTATTACATCCGCCATTCCACCTTGTGTTATGCCATCTGCTGACAACTGTTTGGCCAACCTATCAAGTTGCCCAGCCGTTTTCCCTGCATACCCACCCGTTAAAATGAGTTGCTTGTTAAATTCACTAAACTCTTGTGAGCCTTTATAAGCGGCGATGGCAACAGCTGCCGTAACACCTGCCAATCCTCCCATCAACAATCGGGTAGGGGTTAATATTGAGCCTATTGCTTTAAAGGCATTACCAACACCACCAAACGAGTCTTTAATCTGTCCACCTTGCTGCACCAATACCATCCAGGCCGGCATACCGGAAGCCAATGAGGTCACCACATCGGTCATCTGCATAGGTAACATACGCATTGCATGACGATATTGCCCCATCGTTACCGCGCCATTCATAAACGCTTTTTCTTGTTCTTTTAATTTGGCAATCATCGGCGCTGCCTGTTGAGAAATGCCCATCTGCGCCGCTTTTAGTTCAAGAACTTCAGTTCGCGTCTTGCCTATCGTGTCTGATTGCTGTTTTAATGTGTTTAGAAAATTATCAGCGGCTAACTTCGCTCGTTTTGAAGCTTCTTCCTGTGCAAGTAGCGCTCTCCCTTCTGCGGTCAGCGCCAGATTCATCCGGCTTAGCTTATCTCTCGACTCTTCCAGTATCGTGTTGTAATCAATAAACTGGTCAAGGGGGAGTAAACCTTTTTGATGTGAAGCGGCGAGCTTACGGCTAATTTTATCCAGTTCATCAAACGCTTTATTGGTGGGATTAATTCGATTTAACAGGTCATTAAGTTCACTTTTTTGCGTCTTAATGGTTTCTGCATTTCTCAGTGAGGCTAAGCTAACTTTTTTTAATCCGCCCTCCAGATTTGAGGAAGCCTTTTCAACCTTTTCCGCTGTTCCCTGAAATGACTTTAACTTCTGTTCACCTCTTTCCAAATCCGCCGTGTTTACTTTTAATGAAATCGTGGCGATATCAGTCATTATATTTTCCTTCGAACAACTAAACATTTAAAGCCTGTGATAAAAATATCCGCCTTATTGGTGCATTATCGCTAAGGCTTTCGCTTCCATCACCCGTATATCATTAAATAAAGCGCCTTTATCCTGATTAATACCCAAATAATCGATGACGTGGGATAAAACGCTGTAATCCAACCCTGTGGGGCCATTCGCCCCCATTCGCCACTGAGTACGCAGGGCATTAAAAGTAAGATAAGCCTCCCAGACATCTGGCCAGACTTCAACCTCGCTGTCTTCCGGCGTAAAACCAAAGGCGGCTTCAAAGTTGCGGATATCAGTCTCGGTCATGCCGCCATACATGGCCTCAACGACCGCTAGGAGTTTTTTTCGCGTTGGCCTAATAGTTCGCTATAATACGTTGTACTAATGGCGCTGGCAGCTGAGGGATAGTTGTCAAATAGCAGCTTCAAATTATCAGCGTGATAAGGCTCTTCAATCGCCCAGTCAGCAATAATCTGCTGGTAGAACTCATCAATCGGCATTTCACGCATGGTTTCCAGTTCACTCATGGCTTTGTGATTAAAGGTGAAGGTCACCACCTCTGGCTCTTTTTTGCCTGCCACCGGAATGAGGACATTGGCTTTAAACGTTGGCTTGGGTATCAATGTAAATTTTGCCATGCTACATCCTTAATTATACTGCATAGATTTGCATATCAGATTTAAGTGAGAAACGGGCTACCACGTTTTCAACCTCGTTGATAGCTGTATTGGGCACGCGCTGGAAAGAGACCGAAGCAGTAAAATAACGATCCTCACTGGCACGTTTATTGAAAAAACGCATTGCCGTAATTTGCTTGCTGTCATCGAGTTTCATCAATAACGTACGAATAGGTAATTTTGCATCATGTGCAAAGGTATAAACCTGCGTGATACCATTTTTAAAGGTATCAACGGTTTCTGCCTGTTCATCTTCCAAAAACTGAATTTCCTGCGTTTGCTGCTCACCGCCCTCCGTCGATAATGTCATGACTTGCGGCATCGCCTCCCATTCTTCCACTTTCTTCAAGCTTCCTTTAGCACCACCAACGGGAAAAACGGCTTTATCGGTGGTATCGATTGATTCCAGTGTAATACTGGTATCAGCTGCTTTTTTCACTTTAAAAGCGCCTGACATTTTTTTCCAGCCACAATCAATCTGGACAATATTGCCCGTTTTAATGCTGCCAATCGAATTGACAGTTAATACCGCCTCTGTCGCATTGGTAGCCGCCGTAATTGTTATCTCATCCGCATATTTACTAGCTACATAAACACGCGAACCATTAGGAATATTATATGCCATGATAAAACCTCATTATTGGCTGTTGAAAAACCACCATGTGGCGGCAATGTTAAATTGTAGAGTGACAACGATAAGCAACGCTGACGGGGAGAATATAATTAACCTGATCACAGATTGCTGGAAATAAACATGGCTCACCGTTTAAAAAAAGATTATCGGTCAACGAAAAGCCGTTTGTTAGATAATTTATTAAACGATTAGCGACATTCATGACCAATGTGTCGCCCGTTCCTGCTTTGCCAACTACATTTATCTGTATGACACCGCTAAATACAGGCATATCGAGCGATAAACTCAAATTTTTAGTTGTCGCTGGCATGATGTGTAGTTGTAAATAGGGTTCATTGATATCATCGAATTCACAATTTGGCCAGGCAACCTTGATATTTTCAGACTCAGCAAATTGGGCAATATGTGCCCGTATCGCGGTATTAATGGTTAATGGGTTCATCCTTTACGCTCTGCGATAGCCTGATGAAAAAACTGCTGAAATTCTTGTGCCGTGATCCGTACCATACCTTTCGGTGCCTGTTTTGAATGCCCCATCTCAAGTCGATAAGCATAAGGAACCACATTGGAAAAATAGACTGACTTCATGCCCACTTTAAACTGACCGATAACATGATTGCCCTCAGCTTGTGTTACTTCGCCACTTTTATCTATTCGTCCCGTTTCTTTCATTGGTACTTCATCAAACGTCACTTGCCAGTTGCCACGAAATCTTCCCCCCGTATACCCTGCAGGCTTCCTTTCATTTCCTTTTCCCTTTCCGGCTATTTTAGCATTCACTTGCCAGATAGAAGGATTACCGACAGGCGACATCATGACTAACCTTGCAAGTATCTTAATGAATGTCACCTTGGTAACCACTTCCATTTTTTCTTCTGCTTTACTGACAAACGCATTAATGGCGGCTGTAAAATTGTTTGTCATATCAAGCTCTCAATTGTGCAATGAAACAAATAGTTTGGCGTTGGGGCTTTAACTCTTTTACAGCAATCACTCGATGATTTCTGTTATCGATGATAATGATATCCCCCTGTTGAATATTACTCTTTGCATGCGCAATGAATTTAATATCACTGGTTAAAACGAGGGAATTGTCCACTTCATTGATAGCAAACTGTGTCTTTACTCCTACCACCTTTAATACCATATCGGGTTCGATAATCTCCTGACCCTTTTTATCAACATAAAATTTACCTTTTCTTTTTAAGACATAGTCCATGCCGTACTGCTTTATCAAGCGCTCAGTCGTTTTACCCATTCGAGTATAAAGATTCATCATCACCTCACCGAAAAGGTGTTGATGGCAAATCCAGAACGTATATCTAACAAGCCATTAAGCAAACCATTTAACCAGGGAAATTTGGGTAAACCCGAATTTGTCCCCGAGGCATATTGGACCGTGATAGCCCCCTCAATACGTTCTGTGGTCACTTCGCCCCCTAACGTTGGCTGTAAATCCTCGTTCTCTGAATCAATCGCCAGCCGACACTGGGCCATAATGAGTTGCTTAGGGATGGCGTCATTCTCAATAGGCACGCCGTCATAAAATAACCCTGTGCGTGGGAAGGATAGCGGTTGGGTTAAGTGGGTTCGTTTTCCTAACCATGGCTGTGACGCTAAATAGTCCATCGCAGTCACCAGCATCGACTCAATATGTGAGTCATCAGTGGGTATATCAATTCCTCTTTCACGGGCATAGCGCTTTAGATCCTCAACGCTGGCATAACTATTAAATGTTGGCGAATTTTTATCCGAATCAATCATATTCACCTCAAAAAAAGGGACAAAAGTCCCCTTAACTTTATTTTTCTTTATGAAAAAGTGATACTTTCTGTGGTGCGCATCTCACCATCCACTGTCGCAGTGACGGTAAGTTGTCCTGCTGTACTGGCGGTTAATTTGACGCTGGACTTACCCTTTGCATCGGTTTTAGTCGCCGCTTTACTCAATTTTCCACCTGTGCTTGACCACTCAACATTGCCACCCTGGACAGGTTGATTATCTTTTGAGTAATCAAGTGAAATGGTCACCGCATCGCTGTTATTGGCTGTCGCGGTGGTTTTATCCACAGATAAATTCAAACTCGCTTCATGCTTCAATTTTATCATTACGCCTGCCGTTAATTTGTTACTGGTGAAATGTTTCTTCCAGTTGCCAGCTGTGCCCAATTTTGTCAGATCAGGATTAGTTCCTTTTGATTCATCCCAGCTGTAACCGAGCACGCCCACATTTACCACGCCTTCACCTCGATAGCCAACGCCTAAATTTTCCTGATCGTTGATTTCATAAGAGCGAAAATGAGGTTCCTGGGATTCCGTGATAGTGATAGCCCCTGGGACTAAACCAAATATAGCATCAACAGGTGCAGTATCGGTGACTAATACGGGTTTACCTAGCGTTCCAGGTTGGCCGCCGTAAATTACCACGCCTGCTTCTTCATAAACCTTGTTATCAATCGCCTGATCAACAATGTCAAAATAAGTTGTTGAGTGCATGACAAACAAATTGACACGGTTGAATTTATCCCCGTATTTGCGCAACCCCTTAGTGAGGGTCTTCTTGCCATCGGTAGCAATATTAGCCGTGACCATCATATCCGTATTAGCGCCAATCGCAGCCCTCAATGCTGCCAGGGAATACTTGATATAGCCTTCAAGCGAAGCATCAGCAGCATCCGTACCCACAAGCTCAGAAAATTCTGAAACATCCCTGCCACGTCGTTTAAATGACTCTTCGGTGATTTCATAGGGGCCATATTTCCAAGGGGCTTTAACGTCAACGGATTCTCCCGCCCCAATTTTCTTACCGGTAACTTTATCCGTAGAATTCACGTCACGATGTTCAATCGAACCACTTATCTGATAAAATGCCCGTTTACGTAAATCGCCTTCAATAAAAACATTATCTAGTACAATTGCGCCATTAGATGCCTGATTAAACACCTCAAGATTATCTTGTCTGCGCTCTAAAAATGCGGTTTGAGCCAAATCATTATAAATAATTAAATCACTATTAACCGTCGTTGCCATTATATTAATTCCTTACTTTGGTAATCCCAGATAAGCTTCACGACCGAATCGCCGGATATATGCGGCCTTATCAGCTGAAGACATCTGAGAACGTTTAAAATGTGCGCCCCCTGACTTACTATCCCCTGAACCTGTACCGGATGCAGAAGGAAACAAATGGGGGGCACTTTCTTTTAGCGAATCAATCCACTCAGCGGGGGTTAAAGGTGTACGGCCATCTTTACCCATAATCGGATTGTTTTCCTCATCAACAGCGACGGCCTGACCTTCGTCATTGATTTTAAATATGCCCTTGGCACGTAATATCAAATCTTCCTGAGCACTGGCTAACGCGCCGGATTGACTTGCAGCTGCACGAATTTCATCGCCTAAAACCCGACTGCGGAATTTATTGGCAAATTCTTCTGCCTTTTCCGCCCTTCGCTTCTCAGATTGTAGTTTTTTTTCTACATCATGGCGCAATCGTTCCGTGCGCTTATTGATAACCTCGTCAATCTTGCCTTCGGCAAGCAACTTCGCTTCTTCATCATTGTCAAAGCGTTGCAAAATGCCTTTGACCTGTTCAGGATCGATTCCTTCAAAGCGTTTTAGATTCTCGTTTTGTTCTTTGAGTTTACCGAGTAATTCACTGTTTTTGGCTTTCAGTCCCACCACTTGCTCATTAACCTGCTTATCGATAATGGCTTGTAGTTCAGGCGTGATTTGCGAACCACTGCCGCTACCACCATTAGGATCATCGGCTGGTGAGTGGTATTTACGATCGATATTGATAAAACTCATGATTTCCCCTTGGGATTTGTCTATGCGCCTTGCGCGTTAAATTTAGTAAATAAAAAAACCCGCTTATCCGCGGGCTTGATGTTAATTAATGCAGTATTAGCCTAATTCAGCAGCAATGAAGGCTTGTTTATCTATTTCTTTCAATTTATCCAGTGTAATAAACTCACCTTTATCGCTATAAAACTGGGCCGGATGCATGCCACCCTCTTTCATAAGCCGGTAACGGACTTCACCAAATACCTGCTTTTGTCGCCAAGCAGGTTGTCGTTGTATCCATTGAAGAAAGGTTGTCTCGGCAAGTATTTGTCCATCCATCGAGGCCCGAGTGCTTTCGTCCATTTCATCAACATCAATCCCCAATTGACGCCATGATTTAGTGATCAATGTTTCAGTCGAACGACAATTCCAGTGAATTTTTCCTGGTCCTTGCAAATAGGGCACTTTATGGCCGATTGGCTTACCTTCAAGGGTATATTTCAATTGATCGCGAATAATACAAGCGGGCGACGTTTTATTATCCAGGGTAGATAACCACTGTTTGCCCGCCAGAATGTCTCTATTCGCTTCAGCAAAATGATTTCTGGCAGTTGCCTGCAGATGATTGATTGCCGTTTTGGCAATAGTTGTAGCATTAGCCCGACTAATTTGTAGCGCACCGTCTTTATAACCTTGCTTGGCGTGACCACGGATGTTACGACCAATTTGCACAGCACTATCCCCATTTAGATAGCCATTGCGAATGGTATTATTAATGCGCATCATGCGGTCTTTTTCCAGCCCCTCAGCCCACTCAGATAACAGTTTTCCCTGCAATGGGCGCGCCATCACCGCTGCATAGAGCATATCTGTGGTGAGACTCATCAATGGATATTGACGAAGAACAACCCCTGGCATTAGAAAATCAAATAAAGCGGGATAATAATCTACCTCATAGTGTGCATGCGCTTTCATCTCGGCGCTTAACAGAGAAAACGCGCTGGCTACCGCATTTTTATTAATAGCCTTAACACTGGCGAGCAAAGATTCTAATCGCCTAACAGTAAAACTATCAGCATCAATATTGGCGTCATCTAGTGCCACAATTAAGGATGCACTAAGCTGGGCATCAAATGCATTGAGGGCGTTGACCATTCTCTTTGCTACACCGCTGGCATAACGACTGGAAAACAGCGAGTGAGCAAGTAACTCATCCATCAGGCGCTCATTCACCGTTCTCATCGCTCACCTATCATAGTGGGTTGCTGATTGTTAAGTTCATCAATGACATCATCAACCTCATCAGCCGGATTGATAATGTCAAATTTTTGCAAGTTACGCACCAAGTCAGACTGACGGATGGCGCTAGATTGCCAGGCTGACACTATCTCACGTATCATCGTGCTATCGGCAATGTGATTGACCAAGTCCCTATTAATTTCAAAAGCGCATTTATCAGGTTCAGCACCCGCATATTCAGCGCACCACTTTAACCCTTTAGTTAAACCTTCTGAGACATTCGCGCAACAGATACTCAGGACAGATGTTTGTGCACTTAATTCACCCACTGATTGAATAACGGTTTTCACTTTACTATCAGCGGAAACTAATTGAGCGCCCAGCCCCACCATATAATCACGCTTGCTGTCCATCGCTTCTTTCGCTAGCATGTTAGGCTGTGCTTGAATGTAACCACAGGAACCTTGCTCAGGTAACAAAATGGGTGAGCGGGAGCCGACTAATATACCCTTTTTCTCTAACCAGTCACGCCATTCATCTTTCAAGCCGCTAATATAGGGTTGCACCTGACCACAGAAAAAAACCGAATCTTCATAATCGGCGGAATTTCGATAATGACCCAAATTGATTTTGGCGAGTCCGAGTAACGGCGCTTCATCAATAGTGTGATCATTATTTTGAGCACCAATAAAGGTAAACGGGATCTCCTCCCAAGCACCTGAGCCACCGCGATCAGGGATATATTCAACATCTATTTGGTAAACACTGTTTCCTGCGGGTTTTCGATAAACGCGACAGATAAATTTCCCTTCTTCAATAGCCAGAACACGATATTGAATGGCATCCTTGAATCCAAAACCGTCTTGTTCTTCTACTGTTTCACGTAATACCACCAGAGTTAAGCGATTACGACCATTAATGCGTTGCATTCGCCAGTTGATAATATCTTCGGCTTTGTATTGAAAAAAATAGACTTGCTTTGACTCGTTGTTATAATCGACATATAAGCCATGTCGCCCCACTTCCAAGACGGATTCCAATGACGATTGGGCTAACTGATAAAGACTTGAACCCGCTCCATCAGCATCCTCTTTCAGATAAGCCAGTCTTTCGTCAATCTCAACCAGCGGATCTTTTTTAAAAGCCATTCCTATCATCCCATTACGGGTATGACCGGTTATCGGATAAAACACCGCACGATCTTGATAATCGCTATTACGTTTCCTTTTGCGTTCTTTATTCGATTCTTCTAATATCGGCAGATAGCTTTTTACTGAATCATCTCCTTTACAAACTGTCCGAACTAATGCCCATTGCAACACAAACAATTTATATTCAGGACGGGTAAAATCAACATTAGACATACTCATTAGAATGTGGTTCCTAAATTAATCTCAAAGGCGGGACGCTGTTTATTTTTTCGGCTAACCGCAAAATATCGAAATGCATCAGCATCATGTGACGTAAAATCATGTAGGGGTTTATCTTTCCAGCAACCCAGCTTGTCATCCCACTCTTTGCGATAAGCTTCTAAATGAGCAACTCCATCGGCACATCGATGTTCATCAAATACACAATTTGGCAATATTTCACGTACCGCCTCAATACCTTCATCAATTGAAAGTTTTGGCACTACATCAAATCGTATTGCGTATTTCTGCCCATCTATTTCATAACCTTCTCTTGCGATTTCACGCCTGGATTTTGCGTCAGAACCAAATTCACGATTATCAATATCATGAGGTGCATTGTGACTGGCGTAGGTATAGCCTTTATCTTTCAGTATCTTCATGTAATGCCGCAACCCTTCACCACTATTTGAGTAGTGATCAATGATATGAAATTCAATTCCCACTTCACGTACAAACCAGATTGACGTTGAATCACCAACCCCAATATCCCAATATGTATGTACTGGCAAATGTGAATTATCAGGCAATGTGCCAATGCGTTTATTTTGATAAAGATAACGAAACTGCCTGGCATAGTAGGCGCCTTCTACTGACTGTTGGAAAGCTTCAGCGGGAAGTGAGGGATATTCCCGCTTCATATCATAACCAAGCGTTTTCTCTTTTGCGTAATACCAGGCTTTCTGTTTGTCGGTTAACCGAATGCCATGTTTGCCGGACAGCTCAGTGAAATAATCAATTAGCCGCTTTGGAATGGGCTCCACCGGATCAATTGCATAATTATTGTTTTCCCACCATGGGAAGAAAAAGAATTTCCAATCGAGCTGTGAAAGTTTTTTTACTTGAAGTTGTGCTTTTTCAGCAGACTGACAATGATCATAAAAGTAACCAGATCTTCCCTCGCCCGTGCTTTCTATAGTGATAAAGCAATCACTGGATACCGCTTCAAAAGCACCAGTTACAATTTCACGTGCCTTATCGGGATATTTTGCACAAATCTTGCCAAATTCAGAAACATGCAGATAACGCAATGTACCACCGCGAAATGAAGTACTAATGTAAAGTGAACCCCCTTTATGGAATACCAGTTCACCCGCTGAATCATTACTGGCTGGGTTAGCCGCTTTTATTTCAGCCG